AATCAGCTGGTCCATACCCTGTTGCTGCTGCATATTGAATATGCCCACCATCATCAGTATAGATATTACCATCTGCGTTGATTACCAGACCGTCTGTTATCGCGCCTGTTGTTGAATTTACATCAATGGTTTTGAAACCATTTTCTGAACGGACTGCACCGTTAAAAGTTGTGTTAGCCATTAGGCTGTCCTCCTTACGAAAGGGTTGGCCCTAGAGTATTCGTAAGCGTCTGCTGGGACAGTCGCTAGGGCTATTAGTTTCCCAGAAATAAAAGGGGGGCATAACCCCCCCTTTCGGTACTATGCTCCAGGAGAGCCGAAAATACCTCTCCAATCAGACCAACCAAAACTATAACGTTCTCTGGCTTTATACCGAACATTTCCGGTTTCGAAGTCACCTTCCATGTTGGTTGAAACAGCCGTACGAACAAAATGCTTTAGACCGTTAGGAGCATCAGTCTTTAAGAAGAATGCATCAGTATCAGTTAGATAATGATTTACCGCATAGCCTTCAGGGACCATTCCCATATTGCGAAGTGCGTTAATGTCATTGTCTGCTGTACCTACTCTTCCTTGAGACTCAAGAAGCCTATCCGCAACAAACTGCAAAGCAGGTGGGATAATTAGCTTTCTTGCTTGAGCGTTGATTTTAAGACCACGTTCATCTTCGAACGCAGAAATATCAATCAAAGCTTGCTCTAATGAAGTTTCATTCAAATCAGCTGCGGTAGACAGCTCATTCTTTTGCTCTTCATTTGCAACGGTTGGGTGATCAGTCGCGCAAAGCTCTATTCCATCACCACCAGTATAAGAAGAACTAAATGCATTATTCAATACATTTGCTGCCTTAATTTGCTTAGTGGTCATCATGGAACGTGCCAGGGCACGAGTGTATCGAGAAGACAGCGTGTCATACAGATTGTCCTCTATGGCTTCTTCAGTCAAGCTGAAGGCCAAAGCAACCGTATCGTGTGTATAACGTGCAGTCCATGATTCCTGAGCACTGTCGTAGTTCACTGAAGAGCCTTCACTCTTAACAGGAGCTTCGCCAAAACCAGAAAGCATAACCTCTTCTTCGAAAGCCCTTTCGGAGCTTTCAGTATCGAAAATCTCCTCATGCTCATTTGGATACCTATCATACTCAAGTCCAAAGAGAGCATGAAGGCCAGGAACAAGCTCTTTTACGAGTTGTGCTCTATTAATCGCCATTATTTACTCTCCTTAAACTGCGAGGACGTTAGTTGGGAATGTAAAATAAGCCCGAGCATATGCAGCGATGCTGTTGCTAGGTGAATCTACAAAACCGACACATAAAGCAATACCACTACTAGTAGTAGCTGTTGCACCCTCTTTAGAACGCCCATTAGTAGCACTACCGGCAGTTGTACTTAGAGTGTACTTACTACCAATAAAACTTACCGCAGGAGTTCCCGCTGTGAACTGTGCTTCGAACACAATACCCGGATCAGCGTAAACATATGCTTCTGCATCTGCGCTGCCTAGTGTTGCGGTACTAGCTGTCCACGATTTTGAAAAAGTAGGAGTTCCATCTGTTGCTGTGTAATACACACCGTAAAACACGCCAACCGGAGTGGAAGTCGCTGTCCCTTGATTGACATAACCCGAAGAAAGTGTGACTACGTCCCCGCTATAAATAGCAGTTCCGTATGCACTTGCAATACGCAATTTCTTGGGTCTAATAGTACCCCCGTACAGGGAGTATGCAGGAGTGAACCCGTTAGGTGCATCCGTATTAGCCATTGTTAAACCCTCATCATTAGAGTGATATTTTAATCAGAACTTTTGTCCCGACTGCCGAATTGAACTTTAGAGTTCCTTTGAATGTCTCTCTGGTTGATTGGCATTCTAGGATCACTATCTCGCAAAAGATCGTTGTCTACTCCCTGAATCTGTTCCTGACTTCTTTTTCTAAAGTAATCAGTTCTTTCTTCTACGGTTTCTTCTGGGATTTTTGCAAGAACTAAGCCACCTACTCCAACTACACCCGCGTGCTTACCATCGTCTATAGTAGGAGCATCGAATTCTGGGTAGTCTTCTGCTCTTACTGGTTCGAATCCTTCCCGAATACGTTTGGACATATTCGCTTTGTCATCGTGTCCTCGGACTTCTGCACGTAACCACCTGTGTTTAAATCCTGGTGATGCTTCTGGGGCGTCCAACATTGAAGGTGGTTGCCACGGTTTTCTGCGAGCTTCTTTTGCTCGTGTCTCAGCAGATCTAGAGGTGCGATCTGTCATTTATCCTCTCCTTTATTCCACATATTTTGCATATTCTTCTGGGGGCACTCCGATCCTTTTCGCAATTGCTACCTGCGAAGGAGAGAGTGAGACTTTGCGTGCTCCACGATTAGGAGATCCAACCCCACGGCTAGACCCCGCAACAGTAGATTGTCGCACGGGTTTTTCTTGATTAAATTTTTGCGGGAAATAATCCTGCATTCTTTTATCAACTTCTTTAAAATATTCGGGAGCTCTAGGGTTCCACACCATCTGCCCTTGTTGGTTATTCTCTTCGATCATCTCTTGGTGAATATCCATAGCTGCTTGTGTCATTACTCGATCGTTCCCAAACCAATTATTTCGTTCTGCCCAGTCTTCCGCTATCGGATCTGGGGCCGGTGCAGGTGCCGGTGCAGGTGCTTGCTGTCTAGGGACAGGAGGTGCCTGACCTTTTATTTTCTGCTGTCTTTGTAAACGCTGAACATTCTGCGCTTCTAATGAAGTTTTAGCAACTGCTTCAGTTGCCAAAGCTATTGCTTCTGAATCACCTAATTCTGTGGCTTCTTTAAGTGCTCTTCTCGCTCTTTCAGAATCAGACTTAACTCTGTTGTCATATTCATTAACTAATGTTGAGTCTGAAGAAGTTAATTTTTGTTGGAGAGCGTTATTTTCAGCTTGAACATTCTGCGCATATTTAATCGCTTCTTGTTCGCGTCTTTCTGACTCTCGCATTCGATAAGTTAACTTATCTATTCGTTTTTTAACCCCAGCACTATAATCCTCTACTTCATCAGTATGTTGAACTTCTTCAACCGTCTGTAGTCCTGTATCTAAATCTGGGGCACTTTCTTGGAGTACATCCGCATCATGAATATCTACTTCCTCTGAAGGAAGCTCTAGTTCTATATTTTGTTCAGCCACAATTATCTCCGTCTTATTGCAGAATGTCTTCTGGGTCGTTTATCACTGCTAAGATTTCATCATCGTTTAAAAGTCGCAGACTTCCACCTTCTATTTGAAGACGTGCTCCTGCGTACCGTCCAAAGATTATAAAATCTCCCTCTTTACACCAAGGCCCATCTGGGAATTTTTCTTTATCCCCATAAGCACTTGGTCCTACAGAAACAACTAAGCCTACAATCGCGGCTAGTTTTTCTTTTTCGATAGTTTGTTTTGCGAGCATAATACCACCTTTAGTGGTGCTTTTAGGCTCGTGAGGTAGAATTAAAATTCTATACCCCGTAGGAACAGGTAATCTGTTTGCGTGCGCTTCTAAATTTTCTGGGGTGATCTGAGCTTCTTCTTTCTCACCGTCAGACCCAAAATTTAACACACGTTCTGGTACTGGTTTAGTCATCTATTTCTTCCATCCTTCCAAGCAGGGTAGTTATTTCTTGTTCAGCGAAATTTAACCCTGAAATTTCCCCAACGATTCGTTGGTACTGAACAAAGTCTTGTGCGCCTCCACTGGCGAGTATCTGCGAAAGCTCATGTTGACGCTCTCGAAATTTGCGAAGCAAATGCTCCGAATTTTTTATAAAATCCACTAGTTAATATAACTAATGAAATCTAATCCTTTAGTTGCCGCTCCTGTGCCTTTTGTTTTGACGTCCTTTCCAGGAATGTCAATTGTTTTTTGCTTTAGCTCAGTTGCTGTTGCAAACCCTTTAGAAGAAGCAGTCATAGGTTCTACTTTTACCCCTGCCGCTTGCTTAGAGGGAGTAGGGTAAGTTCGGTCGTTATAATCAGATCTCATTTTGCTTTTCCACCTTTTTTCTTGTATTTAACCTTAACCCCTTTTTTCTTTGCAGCAGCTTTTGCTTTTGCAATTCCTTTAGGGCCNTATGAATAATGTTTACTTCCTACTTTTGGCATTAGAGNTCCTCTTTAGATTCNCGGACAGCTTTGGCTATCTCAGTTAAGTTATTGTCCATATCTCTTTCATTTTGCATCTCAGCTTCTTGTAATCCTGCTGCAACTTTAATATCTGTCTGCCGTTCTTGAGAAGAAATTTTCTCTAGTTCAAGATCAGACTTACGTTGCGTATCTTTGTCTTTCTGTGACAGTTTTTCATATTCTAAGTTCATCTGTTCTTCGAACATCTGACGTTGAGGGTCTTGTTGCTGGGCTGCTTGGGCTTGCGCCAATGCTTGTTCTTGTCCTGTAATTTGTTGAGTCGCTTGTGCTGCAGCTACTGCAATCTGGCTTTCCACTTCAGGCGGCAACTGTGGCATCTCACCATTTGGTCCCGGTTGTGGTAGTTGCATACCCTGTTGTGCTAAAATCTGTTCCATCTGTACCCGATATTTCAATGCATTATGTTCTTGTATGTGTGCTTGTAATGCTGACATAGCTTGAGGGTTTTGTTGCGTCTGAGGACTTTGCATAAATGCCATATGCGTTTGAATATGCGCGTCATGGTTTTGTTGCGGAAACGCTTTTAATGGCCCACTCATTAAAGCATCCATATTTTCTTGGATTGGATCTTTTGGAGTTGCGTCAAACTCTGGAAGCAATATATCGTCAATATCTCGTATATTCAACGCAAGATACATCTTACGAAACGCTTCTCTCATGTTATGCAACTCAGGAGCACTTTGCGCCATCTGTAATTGTGTCTGTGCTAATATAATCCGCTGTGTTGTACTAAATATATTAGGGTCTGATACTGGGATAACGTCTACCGCGTTACTAAAGTCTTCACGAAAGACTGTTTGCTGTGCCCCTTGTACCTGATACGGGTATTCTGGGGGAAGCACTTCTCCGAAAATTCTTTTTAGAATTTTAAATTCATTACGCTGCGCATAGTGCAGTCTTTTATGAATTGCAGAAATAACTTTTTGGCCTTTCTCTAATAAAGCAACCGTAGTGCCTACTGGGGCATTTTGATTACCATCCCCAGTTCCTTGGTCCATAACTGCAGCAAATTTTTGCCCAGACTCTACAAGAAGACCTAATAGTTGGGATAAAGTACCGCTTGGCTCTTTATATGGGAGGGGCATAAATGATTCACGAATACTACCTCCTGGGGCGTCTACATCACGCCACTCTCCTGGTTGTACCGGATCGTCGGCTCTCTGAATATTTAATCCACGAGATTTAAAACCAGCAGGTAAGTTAGCAAGAGTTCCTGCATCAATTAACTGTCGTAATATCGCAGTTGCTGACTTAGTCACTCCACCAATCATGTGAATTAAACCAAATCCGTAAAACCCTAACCCTGGAAGGAACTTATAGTGCGTAAAATACTCAACTTTTTTACGCATTGGGTCATCTGGATTGTAATTCTGTCTAATAGACAAAACTTTGTTTGTATCCATACAAACTGTGATGATATACGGCATCGCAATGCCTGTAGGCTCACCTGTTTCATCTGTATCTTCAAAACCTTCTAAATCAAACTCACCATGCACTTCTAATAGTGTGAATTCGTCTTCTTTACCTGAACGATCGACCCCTTCGAGCTCGTCCATCTTATTTTGGAGATCACTTTGCTGACTGTATGAAGGAGAACCCATTTTAATGTCAAGATAAAACCCAGATCTTTGCAATTTCTTCACATCGTTCTCTGTCATCTTGATGACATGAGTAATTCGTGGAGCGGTTGCTAAATCACTAGTTGTATAGGGAACAACTAAGTCTTCTGCTTTAATAAAACGAGAAACAGCCCTGCCTAATGCTGGATCGTAGTAACATTTCTTAAAAGCAGACCCAGCTAAAGGAAGATAAAACAGCATCTGATCCATTTCTGGGTCATATTCTTCCATTTTATAAGTGAGCTGGTAATTCATGAAGTTTTTGACACGATTAGCTTGCTCAAGTTTAGGATCAGAGTTAACTCCCATCACTTGTGTGTCTACTGGGCCTCCAGCGGGGAGTAACTCTCGGTAAGTTTGTGCTTGAAAGTGCGTAACTGCTTCAGCTAGTAACGGGTGGTACACCCCGCTTGAACCTTCAAAGGGTTCACTGCGAGTGCTTGACTTAATACCTAGTAAATCAAGACCATCTCTAAAAGTGTCATACCAATCGCTTCGAGATTCTAAGTCGTCTTGATAAAAAGAAGTGATTTTAGACGCTAATTCACTTAATGTTGAATCTTCGAGGATTTCAGCAACGTTCTCGCCAAATGAAATCTCATAGTCTTCTTCAGAAAACTCATTCATAGACGAAACGCCTTCGTCGTCTATAAAGATATCGACGTTTTCGTCTTCAACTGGTTCTTCGTCTATTTCAAATTCGTATTGTTCTGCCATAACGCGAAAAGATACCTCTTTTTAAGTAAACAATAAATCAGTAATATGTTCTAGTTTTAGGGTAATATTCCTCTTCGTCGTCGTAATCACTCTCTAATCGCAAAAACCCGCCGTTTCTAAACCGTATTAACGCTAATGTGGTCGAGTCTACTAAATCATCATGCTCTCCATTAGGAAAGTCAGTAATCTCTTCCATTAATTCTTCAGCCCAACGATTTTCAGGAACCCATACTTTCCCATCTTGGAATATAGGGCTAACTGAATTCAATCTCGCAATCTTATCGTGGCCTTTGTTGGGAGAATAAGTATTAATCGGGATACCTAATCTGCGTAACTCTTGGGTTAACGGGATGCCAGAAGCTTTTGTTTCGATAATAACTGAATCAGGATCCCAGTACTCATATAAACGCAGAGCTTCGCGTTTTAGCTCTGGAAAATCTAACCGTTCTTTTACACAATCGATCAAAATAATATGAGCTTCGTTTCCAGCATACAGCTGGTCGTTAATTTTTCCTTCAGGATAGAAAACTCCCCACGTAGTAATAGCCGTGTAGTCAGCTCTTTCAGACTTTAAGAACGCAGTGTCGTAACTTTGAATCAAATAGTCACATTTTGGTGGGGTATCTTTCGGCCATGTCTTAAACCAATCTTTCGGTATGATTGATATTCCTTCCCCCGTAGGTCGCTGCATATACTGAGCAGCCCATTTCGAAGGGGGGACCGAAGCTTTAATTGATTCAAGCTCTTCTAACTTCCAAAACTCTGGCCATAACGATTTACCCGAGGGCAAGATTGCGGGAAACTCAATCACCTCCCACTGGTCAGCATTCTTGTCTTGCATCATTTTTTTGACAAGCTTCCCCGTTAAGTCTTTCTTAGACCAACGAGTCATAACAATGACAATAGCTCCTCCGGGTTGTAACCGCTGTCGGGGGCCAGTCATAAACCATTCGTAAGCTTCGTCTAATGACTTATCAGAAAATGCATCTTGCTCAGAGTGCGGGTCGTCGATAATAAATAGATCAGCACCACGACCTGCTAATGCACCACCAATACCAGACGCGTAATATTCTCCTTTCTGAGAAGTCAACCACTTACCTGCGCTTCGTGAATCAGCCTTTAGCTCTGTTGCAGGAAAAACTTCGTGATACTCTTCTGTATCTAATAAGTCACGAACTTTACGACCAAAGTTAATCGCCAAGTCAGCCGTGTGCGTTGCTTCAATAATTTTTAACTTAGGATTCTTTCCTAATAAGTATGCAGGAAACAGATGAGATGCAAATTCAGACTTTGTATGTCGTGGAGGCATATTGATAATGAGACGTTTTAATTTACCATCGGCAATTTTATCAAATGCGTCTGCCATCTTACGGTGGTGATCACCGTTAATAAATTCAGGCCAGATGATTTTTACAAAGTCAATAAAGCTGGCTGCTGATCTTTCTCTGTGTTCTCTTTTTTCGAGTTCTTCTAATAGAACCGTGAATTCTTTTGCTTCATTCTTAGCTAAGAATGAAAGGTCTACGTCTTTTAGATCCTTGAGGATATCACTCATTTACGAAATGTCGCGTCTAGTAATTCAGTAAC